ATTCCCCTTGCGATGTGGGGGTAAAGGTGTCGAGGATCGTCTGTGGAAGCTCTGCGACCAGCCTGTGAGAAAGGTTGGCATGGGAATCCCGCAGAGAGGAAGTCCACTTTTCCACGAAACTCTTTGTATGGGAAGGTTTTAAGGTCCGTGTAGATAGGTGCTGGATATAAGAAACCCGCTTCCATCTTCGTAACCAAGTTTGCGATTGCGAAGGCTTCGATCTCCACATAAGCGATATCTCGCACATTCGGGAAAACTTCTCGGAGTCCACGCCCAATGCCTTCGTATCCTGTACATAGCGATAAATGGGTAAGTGCTTGGGTATTATCCACACGCTCCCCCCTAAACCACCATATCTAAGGTTATCTTTAGTTCATCTATCTTAGCTGCCATCTCATAAACAATACCCTCAAGACATTCCTCTCGGGTAGCATCTTTATATATTGCCATCTTACGGATCTTCTTCACGCTTCTATCTGCGACCCTTTTCCTATCCTCTGTGTAGCTGTATTCCTGATTGGTAATTTCCTCAATACACTTATTACACATTCGTTCATCCGTGTCTCCATCAGTATCATCGTAGAGGTTTTCACATTCTATGCAAGTGAACTCCATTATATCTCCTTCTTACATTATCAATTAAATTTTTAAGGCCTTTTTAAGTGGTTGCCCAGCACAGCATCCTAGGACAACCGCCAGAACACTTGGTTTTATACCATCTAGTGTCGATCATCATATCTCCTTATGTAGTTTATCAAGTTCCATACAGCACTTAAACACATTCCATCCCCAGTCAAGCTGAGATTTTCCTAAAAAATGATGGGAAAATGCTCCAGTGTTCTTATCAAGTTTTAATATCATTGCTGATCCTATTTTAGCCTTTGGCTGTAACTCCATATACATCTTCCGATACGCTGCCAACTGGCAAGTCATCTCTGGGTAGATTCCCTTAGAAGTTTTAAAATCACCCAACACCAAAGAACCATTGATCCTTGCAACAAAATCAGCAGTTCCACCTATCTTATATTTCTCTGATACCATCTTTAGTTCAATGGCTACATATTTAGGGTTGGTCATTTTCTTCCATTCCAGGTATCCCAAGAAAGCATTTTCAGCCTTTTCTATCTGCTCCGCAGAATAATCACTCGTATCTGCATCTTCCCCTTTTATATCACACTCACACAGATAGTGCGCCAAGGTCCCAATCGCTCCAGCTTCCTTCAGCACCGCATCTGGATCATCTCCAGCCAATGCAGTTCTTCTAGACCACGCTATCAGGATATTCTTATTCCACCCTAAGTTATTAAGGATCGTAGTGACTCCCTTAACTCTGGTTCCATCCTTCAGCCTATAGGCGGTATGTGCTTTAATTTTTGCCATTTGTTATTATAGCCAGCAGCCTTTTTCGTAGCGCCTGACTATCCTTTCCTACTTTGGTACGTTCTCTGATTATCTTTTTATAAATTCCCACCACCTGGTAATAGTTAGCCCGCTTCGTTTCCAATTTCAACCCACCTTTTTAGTTGTTTTTTCAATGCCTCATTCACTATATCAGCAACAGGCATATCCTTGACTGCATGTTTTATCTTTATCGCTTTCCACACATCCAACTCTAAGGCGCAGGAGAAGTTTTTAGTCTCCATTTCCACTTTAGTAAAATCTTTGTTCATCGGGGGCTTGAGCCTACGGATCAGCTTTTCTTCAACCTCTTTGGCTTCAGTTAATCCTTTAAATAACTTTATCTTTGCGAAGGTATGTTCTTTTTCGTGATTATTAATTCTGGGTAATAGATCTGAAGAGTGACCGATGTAGATAAGACCAGTCTCGTTATATAAAGCATATACACCAATAGGTTTATTATACGAGAGGTGTTGTTCTACTGCTAAGACCGTTTGCATTCTATCGTCAAGTATACACCATGTCGCTTTTTTCACTATTTCCCCCATACCCCCTCCTTCACCAGCGTTGCCATAATCCCATAGTTACTCAAATCCAGAAAGGCATCTTCTAGTGGCTCTCCCTCTACCGCAGGGGCATCACTTCTCATTAATAAATTCTTAGCTCTCATTATCTTATCGTTCATTCGAAACCATATACCCATAAGTGAAAGCTTTACTTCATCCTCAGTCTCAAGTCTTGTTCCTACCGATATGTTAAGGCTGCCATAGTCATGCTGCTTGTGACAAAATAAATCATATTGTTCACGCTGTATCTGCTTAAATCGTTTGGTCATTTTAGGGTACTGTGTCTCAATTCCATCTATGACAGTCGGCTTATCTCTCATGTATCCATCTCCATAGTTTAAGTAATCGTTTATGACCGCACACTTTCAGGAACCAGTCCACATTCTCCGCATTCCTATCCTTCAGATAGCGCCAGAAATATATAAAGTACCATTTCATTCTTCGTAAGGCTCCGATTCAATTTCTTCTCCGCACTCTTCGCAATAATAGTAGTTATAATACATATGATCGCCAATCCCATAGAACACTTCACCTGTTACAATATTCTTATGTTCACATTCTAAATTATCCGCACTGTGCGACAGCTTTTTTGAGGATGAGTGGCATAACGAAAGGATGCCATCACACAGTGCGTTAAAAATATAGGCGAGAAAATCAACAACCCAGCGCCAACCAAGTATTATCGTCTTTTTCGTCTCGCCCTTTTTAGTTTCAGAGGACATATCTTTAACTCCGAAACGTAATTTGGATGTGTAGCAAAGCCACACCTGAGTTTTTTGGCTGTGTCATAGGAAGCATAAGGGCAGATCCGATCATTTATAATAGGACACTTTTCAAACATTTGATCCAATCATCAAAGGTCATAGCAACAAAGGTGATCCCACGATCCTCACGGTACATCACTACATCGCAATTACCCATTGACAGCCACTTGGGGATAGTCTTTCTGCGCTTGGCCTGTATCTTGATTCTGTCAGCTAATATATCCACATCAGCAGATTCACCCATTGAACGGCCATCACTGCCCCATGCACGTTTAACCTTCTTAAATCCAGCATTGTTTAGCTTCTTAACCAACTCGTTCTCATACCCTGTACCTTTTGCCTTGCTGTTCATATCCCACCTTTGCTGTAGCTTTTGTATGTAGAGTTTGCTTCTGCCTTCCAACTTAGCCAGACAGATTTCATTTGGGACAAATTCCATTAGAACGGTAATTTATCATCTTCAAGATTATCATTAGCAAAACTGACCCCATCATCTTTAATCACTTCAAAGGTAACAGAATCACCACTGTTCTTTTTAACCCACTGGACTTGTTCCAGGTAACAGCTAATGGATTGCTTTCCGTTCATCTCCCACACTTTTGGCTTGATCACTACATTGATCTCATCACCGCCAAAGGGGCAATCGGCTGTGATTTGTCCATCTTTATCATAGATTCTCGGGAAGCGCTCTACGCCTTCACTGCTATGAATCTTGTTTCTAAAACTTGCAAGTTTTACACCATCATCATCTTTTAATCCATTGATCTTCTTTACTCCAGTCTGAGCAATTAACTCTTTCTGAAGTTTTGCCAATTCCTTGTTTATCTCAACAGTAACACTGTGACCAGAATTGTACTCTAGATCTGGTTTAAGTAAGTGCGACCATTTCACAGTTAAGCCAAAGACTTTCTGTGAATCCATTTTTACAGGGCTTTTCGTGTTCCCTGTCTTTTTACTTACGGCCATAATAGACTCCTGTTATTAATTAAAACTGTGAGTATCATTGAGATGATAAGTATCTCAATGAAGTAGTTTTTGATATACCACCATATATTATTCATTTAACCACCTCATACTTTATGTTCATCGTATCAAGCTTGCGGCACACCTCAGTTATAATGTGATGCCTGTGTAATTCTGATTGGCTGATTATGTCGAAAGCATAATCGAAGGAAGGATCGCTAGGCTTGGTTGATCGAAATGATGCACCTAGCGATCCAAGATAGGAAAGAAAGTCTCTTTTTATAAGTTTATCTGTAGATAATATTCTGACTTGGCTCATGGTATGTGGTCATGTTAAGTCTAACTAAGAAATCGTTTCAAATAAAAACCTCATCGTAGGTAACATCTATATTGAAGGTCTGTAATGTGAATAAAATCTTGTCAGCCTGTTTATTCTTTAACCGTCTCTTGCCATTGACAATCTGATGCAATAAGGTTTGACTTATATCAGACTGCTTCGCCAGCCAGGAGAGTGTTCTTTGTACATTTGGTCTATCTAAAACATCTTGTATCTTCGTTTGGGGCAGGATCGGTGTTTCAATTCTTGGTCTGCCTAATCTTGGCTTCGATGTTTGAACATCTATCATAAAATATTCCCTTAATTGGTAGCAAATTTTAAAACAAATATAGTTTATGTGCAAACAGTATTTGCAATTAAAAGAATAGTTGCATAAATGTAATACAGTTTATAACTTTAAGTAAGCAAACTAATGAGGATTAGCGAAAATGGCAAAAATAACACAATTAAATGACGATAAATACTTAGTTAGGTATATCCCAGAAGGATATAGACAGTTGTATAAGAATCCCTACCGATCCATTACTATAAATGGCAAAGAAAAAGCCTACACTATATATAATGATGCAAATTTAGTGGAAGAGCGTGACTATATCAGCCTTAGACTTAATGGGAAGATCAATTCGGTGAATATCATCATTCCAGAGTTAAGTATTGGCTCTATATTTAAAGCATTTAGATTAAATGCTATCCCTTATAAGCAATATGCTGTTAAGACAATTAAGAGATACGAAGCCCTGATGAATAAATTAGAGAATGACTTGGGATTGGATTTTCCATTCTCTAAAATTAACTATCCCTTCTATTTTAAGCGCTATGGAAACCCAAATAGGAAAAATTCTGGGGTATCAGATTTGCGATGCATTAACCACATTGGAAACTGGACAAGGGAACAGATTTCTGAGGGCAATATTAGGGGTACAATCAACGCAAAGCCGATAAAGCTACCAAAGGTAACCAAGAGCAAAAAGAACGCTCTAAAGCCCTATCAGTTAGACATGATATTTCAGCATTCTGATATATGTTCTATCACCAAATCTATCATTGAACTTTATATATTAACAGGATGCCGGATTAGTGAATTATGTAGACCTGATTTTACTTGGGATCAGATAGATGCGGAAGGTGAAGTGGCTTATATTAAGAACAAAGGACACAAGAAAGACCTTGATACCCCTTTAGAGATTCCTTTCTTAAAGGATCACCATCAGCGATTGGTTAAGGTTATCAATGATTACTTTAAACCTATCCATTTTGAAGCGCATATTTATCCTATCCCTATAAATGCAAAGAATGTTTATGATCGAATTTTATATGCGAGTAAAAAGGTCGGGTTTAAATTTACACCCCACGATTTAAGGGATACTTCTGCTACAATCTTACTGAGGGAGTCTGGGAATATCTATGCTGTAAAAGAGCATTTGGGTCATGCGAGTGTAAAGGATACTGAAGATGCTTATGCTGATTGGATTATGGATGATAAAAGAAAATCTTCAGCTTCTATTATCAGGGGTTTAAATAAATCAGCTTAACTGCTCCGTAAGCCTAATGGAAGTATCATACACTCCATAGGCCACTTCTTTAAATCTCAAACTATCATCGCTCATCCGAACATAGTAATATGAACTTCCATCGTAATATAGAAACTTATAATGCGCTCCGTCTATAGCATCCCTCATCGTTTCTAAACTTGTTTTATATGTGGAGCTGACAATCTTTAAATTAAAACTCCAAAAGCGTTTACCATCGTGTCTTTTATTTGAATAAGTGTTTCCACCCCAGCTAGTAACAATCTTATTACCGTGTATTTTACCCTCTGATCCAGATAATTCTACATTAGTCAAAGAAAGCTTAGTACCTAAGATCACTTCAGTAAGTGTATTATTTGCTCCAGCGCTTTGTTTTAAATAATAATAGCGTGTCGCTGGTGAAGCACTGCTTACAGTCACCCCAGTTTTAACAGTCCACCCCTCATTGATTGTAGTCATGCTTGATCCAGTAATCCCTGTAGCAAAAGCGTTGGTTGTTGCGCTGTCATTGGCATACCAATCTATATTATCCGTATCTTCAGCCGTACTGTGAACCGCAATACTATCTATAGTATTTCCTGATGCTGTAAGGTCAAACCGCACTGCATCATATTGCGCTGGCATACCAGCAGCAGTACCGATTGAAACATCAGTAAGCCTGGTTTCATTAGTCGCTGATGTAGCATCTGTGGCAAAATTATTAGTAGTAGGAGTCTGATCACCGCCTTCGGGATCTGCTGAATAAAGATTTGCGTTTGGATAGATGAAATACTGAGCCATTAGAATACTTCCGTTAGCTTGATACTGGTGTCATAGACTCCGTATGCTATTTCTTTAAATCTTAAACTATCATCAGACATGCGGACATAGTAATAGGCGCTCCCATCGTAGTACAAGAATTTCTTATGTGATACATATAAAGAATTCCTCATCGTTTCTAAGCTAGTTTTATAACTAGAGCTAATAAACTTAATATCAAAATTCCAAAAGCGTTTACCATCGTGTCTTTTATTTGAATACTCGACACCACCTTGACTTGTAATGACTTTACTTCCATGAAGTTTACCTTCCGTTCCAGAAAGCTCTATATTAGTTAGGCTTAACTTTTTACCAATAATGACTTCCGTTATATCATCTATTGTACCAGTTGTGGAGTGAATAAATTTATATTGACCAGATGTTGTTTCTGAAAAACTTAATTCATTCCAGCCTACGACCCAATTATCCTCTTTATTGACAATAAAGGAACCCATAGCAGTTGCAGAACTGCCAGAATATACTTTCATATCGTGTCCGTGTGCGGATGTAAAATACAAAGCAGCTCTATCACAGTTGGTTGATGCATTTGTAGAACCAACATCAAATCTAAGTGCATCATTAGCTCCGAATGAAGTAAACGCTGTAGCAATAGACATATCATTCGCTCTTTCTTCATTAGTCACGCTTGTTGGTGATGGGTCAAATGTTGTTCCAGATACAGTACCATCTTCTACCGTTGCCTCTGAGAATCCACAATTATCATAAATAAAATACTTTGCCATAATTATACTTTTTTAACTAATTACTCCCACTTCCCTTACTTTAACTTTTAGCTTACCTGGAGTGCGTGATAAATAAATAACCATAAAAGCTTTATTAGTCCAGGCAGATCCAAAAGCTTTCTCTGGATACATATCACTATTATCAAATGTGACTATATCCCCTACCTCTATTCCAATGTGTGCTGGATTTACAACGGTTGCTTCAATTATAAGATTGACATTAGAAACTAAATGCCCATAATAATCTGCAAAGCCATCATTCGGATCTCCTCCAGTAAGATCAGTAGCACCTACTGTGCCAGCACCATTTTGCACAATATAATCAAGATTGACTTGAGCAATGTTCTCCTTTGCTGCTATATTGTAATTTGTTCTCGTAGTTCCATTAGTGCAAGTCTGAGAATTAATGTAAGTGCTATTACCAGGGTTTCTTTCATAATTGATAATAAACTTACTTGATAGGTCTGCAATAGGAGTATTGCTAACGACAATACTTGAAAGATCATCTTTAGCAAAAGTGTAATTAATATCCCCCGAAGCGTAGGAATCTTTTATATAAATATATTGTGGTCCATCGTCTGATTTAAACCTAAAAGCAAATCCACCTTCAAACTGCAACCTTTCTAATGTCTCCTTTAATGTTTTTGGTTCTAACTGCCAAAACCTCGCATACCACTCTTTATTGGATTGTGATCGAGCTGTGTTTAATGTGGAATAATTTGTTGGTGTAGCAGTCGTTACACCAGCATATCGTATGAGCATATCTCGATGAATATCATGGATGTAGGTAATCGCTGAAGAATCCCATGAGTTAATTAATCCGTCATTACCAGAATAAACTCGATCTAAACTAATTTCTGCTAATGCTGCTGCGTTTGGCTCATTCGTATAATCTTCTGCTACTGTAACTGTTAGATACACGTCTTTTATCGTACAAGTGGCCTGCGTACCATCAGCATCACTAGCTAATTGAAATCTTAATTCTAATTCATCTGGAAGGCGATTACTGTTACTTTGTATATCAGAGAGAATATTTCTATTACCAGATGCTTCAGTAGATGTACCATCTGAACTTCTTGCAAATAATGTAGTTGCTCCAAAAGATCTATCTATTAAACTAGCTTCAGTCGTTCCACCATAGGTTGATATTACTATTACTGCCGAATATTTTAAATATGCGCTAGTTAGCTTTCCTGTTATAGAAGGTAGCTCAAGTTTAAGATCAGCAGTCTGTGAATTACTAGCAGCAGTAAAAGACTGCGTTGCTCCATCTGAAGTGCTTGTATTGATTGCATATCCAGGGTTTGTAAACCCAGTCCCAGTAGCCGTTGCTGGTGGTCTAAATTGATATGTTCGATTTAATTGTCCTTTTACCTCAAAAGCATCCTTACCATCTCTAGTCTGAGTAGCAGCATTATTAGGCTCAAGATAGGCGAACATATCAGCTCGAGAATCATAGTAATTAACTACTGAGCCACTACCTTCGCTTTTAGCAGATAAAAAGTATATATTTTGTCCAGAGTTACTGGTTCTTGGCGCAGGATATAAGGCTTTCCCTGTCATAAAATCTGTAGGGCCATGTCCTGTATAATTACCATATATAACAGGAACATAAACTCCTGTTGTGCTTTTGTCAGTAGGTAATTCAATGTTATCCCAGGGTCTTTTCGCTGCTAACTGCATTGTAGTCTGATCACCATCGTAGCTAATGTCTAAGATACGAAATGTTCCAACTACCACTGGGTTATCTGAGCCAATCTTAATGGATGCAGATACGCTTCTATTTATATAATGATTAGACCCACCAAAGAATTCCTGAGAGATCGGACTGCCGCTATATTCAAAATCTGCTATCTTTAGCGTGACATTAATTGTATTCGCTTTCGATCTAACCAGGTCAAGACTCTCTCTGATGCTTGGATTATTTGTGATTGATCCATAGTAAAAGTTAGAGCTATATGTCACATCAGCTAATGCTAAATAGAGGTTTCCCCCTGAGTGTGTGATATTAAAAAGCCAATTCTCTTCGATACCATGAGAATTTTGAGAACCATTAAAAGTTAAACTCATGCGAGGTCAAACCTCGCAGCCTTCTCAATCGCAGGAATAATGTGATCTACAACAGTCTCATCTATCATTGGTGCTGAGATATTGACCGTAAGGTTATTCGATTGCCCTGTCTGGTTCATTTGATGTAGTTGATCTAATCCTATGTTTTGTACTGCTTCCCTACGCATAATAAACTCACCAGCTTGAGCAAGTATCGGCACATTATCTCCACCCTGTACCACCCCGCCACCGCCAAAAGCCTGTACTCCATTCTTTGTCACTGCCCCGCCAGAATGACCTAACGATGGAAAGACTGCGCCTAATAGATTAAAACCAGCTTTAGAAGCGGATGCACCACCACCAGTTATCATATTTAATATCGCAAACGAAATCGCTTGTGCTGCTAATTCTGCTGCTATTGCTTTCAATGAATTAACTACAGCATCACCGAGGTTTTGTCCATGAACAATGGCTGTGGCTATATTATCGCTGAATTGCTTAAAGGCTCTGGCTTGTCTTAATATTAATTTTTCATCTTTAGGATCCACAAGGACAGGCGGCGCAGTGGCGCTTAACTCGGCAATAGTTTCAGCGAGCTGTTTGTATGTAAGGTCTTGTTGAGTTAATATAGCAATCAAAGATGCTAAAGCCATAAATTGATCTTTAGCTTCTTGCGTAGCTTCCGATGTTGCTTGATTGCTTTTACCAACTGACTCAGCCATTCCTAAAGCATCAATCTCAGTAAGATTCATTTGCTGGCCTAAAACTTCAAGTAGTTCTGCTGCTTTTTCTGAGGTAATAGTTACATTTCTTATCTCACCTAAGAAATCCCTAAATCCTTCAACCTTTTTCACTTTTTGATCGAAGTCACCGAAGCGATCAAAAGTATCTTTTAGTTTTGGGTTCTTTTCAAGTATATCGGCAATACCCTTATTCATCCCCTCAATGCGCTTTACAGTCTGCTCTTTAAATACAAGCACTTCTAAAGCTGTTAAAGCTTTTGTTTCGACACCTATTGCCTTTAGGTTTCTAAGCATAGCTTCCGCTTCACTCTCCGTGAAGCTTCTGATATAATCACCAACTCTATCCGCTAATGAGCCAATGTCTTTTGCTGCTTCTTTTAATGTCGGCAACATGGTATCACCTATCTCAGCAGACAACCTTGATACACTATCGTTCATATTTGAGAAAGCGCCTTGAAAAGTTTGTGACATCCTATCGGTGCTACCAGCAATACCTACCGCTGGATCTTGTAGTGTCTCAATTAATGCTTTTCTAAACTGTGGAAGGGATGTGTTGGCTAAATCTGTTAATCCCTGAGTGGATTTTATTATATTTAGAATACCTTTTTCTCGTAAAATATCAGCAGCACCAGCACCACCAGCAAATGCTCTACCAAAAGAGTTTGCAGCTTCGGTGGCAGTCGTACCCATAAACGCTGCAAGGTCGGTAATAGGTTTAATTAAGGCTTCTGCATCTGCACCAAACGCTTTTAACTGCGCTCCTGCATCTGCTACATCCTCTAAACTAAATGGCGTAGTAGCAGCAACAGCATTAAAAGTCTCAAACGCTCTATTGGCCTTTACAACCGATCCTGTAAGCCCAACTAACCTTGTGCGCACTTGCTCAAATTTGGATGCTGTTTTTACGAAAATAGAGACAGCTTTTATTGCACCCCCTATGGCAAATGTATAAAGTAAAATATTGTTTCTTATAGCACCAATCTGCCTTCTAAGACCAGATGTACTCCCTCTTAATTGAGTAGTAGCCTTTTCATATCCTCTGGTTGCTGCGGATGCACGGTTTAATTCACCTTCTAAATTCTTAAACCCTTTAGCTCTGACTTCAATTACAAATTTATTTGCCATTATTCATTTCCCTTGATCGTTTCTCACAAGCACTAATCTCTTCACTAATAAGGCGAAAGATGTCAATAGTTTTAGCATCAGCTTCGTGAAGGGTTTGTGAAAGGGGTAGGTTGAATTTGGTGGATACAAAGTAATCTTCGATATATCCCTCTATCTCCCTATCAATGAAGAACTTAGGGTTACAGAAGAAATTGAGGTTATAGTATAAGTTCTGCCCCAGTGTGAATTTGTTGTGTTCATCTTCAGCTATGATGCGTTCACATTCAGACCAGATCTCATCTTCGGTGAATGTGATCACCTTAGATAAGGTTGGACTTTGGGCTTCGTAAGATTTGAATTTGACTGGGAAAAGACTATTCCCCCAGCCGAAGAAGTTACACCAGGTAGCTATCCTGACTTGGGTGTCTTTTTTTTTGTAAGACCCTTGTACTCTAAATAGACCGCATTAAGCACTTCATCTATCTGTGCATCATCCAGGTCTTTGAGGGTTTTTTCGGGATCTTGGAAGGCTTTATCCATACACCAGTTTAGAAGGTCGAAGTAGGCATCTCGCTCTATTTCATCATCCCAAAAGACTTTCATTTCAAAACGGTGTAATTCTCTACGTTCACCAAAGGTGATTGGGCGAATGTCAAACTCGCCATGTGGGGTTTTTATCATAATTCTTTATTAAGTTGTAATAGCGAGCATCGCATTTGCGCCAGATGCACCAAACTTGACCGATACATCATACATCATTGCGTTAGCCTCATTATAAGCTACGCTTGTGATTTTACCATAGCTTCCAATAAATCCAAAACTATCCGCATCAGCTATCGTTGCGTGATTGGCAAGGTTTGAGATCACTGTAGTGCCAGCTTTCATTGTGGTTGGAAGCTCTGCTGTCTGATTATCATATTTTACAGTAGCATCTAAAGTTGCAGCAATCTCTGGGACTGCTCTTACAATAGATTCTGGATTACCATTAGCATCGTGTTGTCCAACATATTCAGAAGGATTCTCTACATTAAGTGAAAAGCTTTGGATTACACAATCTTCAGCCCCAGCAATCGTTTTCTTTGCCGTTCCTGCTAAAGTAGCGAGTGAATAATAGGCTGTTCCGTATGCGGTAGGGGATGATGGCGCAGCTTGAGTAAAGCTACTAATATATCCTGTACGAGCTGTGGCTGTAAATTTCAGACGACCAGACTCATTAGACATATCTCCAGAGATAGATAAAGATGTGATCGTACAGCCTGGAAAAACGATTGATCTATTTCCACCAGAAGTTGCAGGAGCAATGACTGCTATAGTGATCGTATCTGCAATCGTAATAGAAGAGGCATCTCCAGTTGCAAGCACTGGGGGTGTATAAGTCGCTGGGATTGTTGTCACATCGCTTACCGCAGCAAGCCCTATGCAATTTTGAACTAAGAAAGGAGCAACCGTCTGGTCAAACACTCCAGAGAATGTTATCTCTTTGGTTACACCTTTTTCATCCGTGAGAGCATCAGCTACATCGAATACTCGACCACTTGTTCCACTTCTAACGTCAAGAACTTGGGTTAAATTAAAATTAGGCACTTCAACGCTGTCTACGTTGATAAGTTGCATTGAACTTACATTTGCTGTACCTATGGTTGATTCAGCTACAAGCGCTAACTGAAACTCTTTTGGTGAATATGCTGCTCCGTCTAAAGCCATTACTTGGACTCCTTCTTACTGGATTTTACTTCTTCTAAAAATTCTTTTGCTGCTTCTGGCACTTCATCAAGATCAACCGCTTCTCCTCGGTTAAAAGCTTCCCATTCTTCTTTAGCCAAACCTTTGTAGCTATCAAATTGATCTATGAATTTATTTGACTTATATTTTGCCATCATTAATACCTTAATGGTTTACGCATATGCCTCTTCCACTAAACATTTAAACTCTACGGTTGCAGTTAAGTAAGAAGGGTGTTCACTTTCTAAATCATAGTTTACAGACTGCAAAATTGCATTGTGCCATTCGTAGCTTTGTGCTGCTGGGTACACTGTAAACGCTAACCCATTCGAGGTTATAAAGAATTGATCTGTACTGGTAATCAGGATTGGTCTTTTGATCAAGCGTAACTGTTCTCCGGCACTTGTTAAAAAGTATTTACCAGCAGAGGTGACAAAATTGGAGATTTCATCAATACTGGCTACATTAATCCTTAATACCTCTTTCAGTCGTTCAATAACATCAATGCGTGTATCTAAACTGCGTTTTTTGGTGTACCTACCACGTTCTTTTTCATTGTAGGTCAACAGTACCGAGTATTCACGGATAGCCCCATTAGAGCGTAATTCTACAATCTCGTCTCTCTGAGGTATTAATTGAAAGAAAGCATTACCACGATATATCTTATCATAACGAATAGGAACATTTCGAAACTCTTGTGCCACAATCAGCCTCAAGTTATCCAACACATTCTCATTATAAGTCTTATCGTAAGTGATCATATTAGCACATTGCAGTTGAACATAATGTCTGCGACTTGATAATTCATCTCATCATCTTCTAATTCTGGCTCATAATTAACAAAGGTGATTACCGCATCATTCCACTTATAGGTAGATGATGGGCTATAATTTGAATTGTTTCCAATTAAACGCTTAACTCGGTCTGCATAATTCATTAATTGCTCAAGATTGTTACGCCTACTGAATACGCCAGGCGTTCTTCGGTATAATCTTAAAAGAATACCATAGACCCTGATCTGATCTTCAGTAGTCGGTTGGTCTAATTCATCCTGGACAGGAATAACTCTAAGGAAGAAATTGCCCCTGTTTTTAAAATCTTTATCGTAGTGTACTGGAAGTTTGTCGAACTCGCCCTTGATCAAGGACTCTAACGGTTCTATGACATTAGCACGGAGAACGGAAGTATATTGAGTAGCCAGATGCTATCTCCTACTCACTTGCTCAGACTTTACCGATCCATGTTCTTCGGGCATACCCATTACAATGATTGACCACTGATCATTTGTAGTGTAGACACCCTCACCCCATCGGATATACATGCCATAGGCAAGTCCCTGGTAATCGCCATTTAGATCTTCACTTTGTATTACTTCATTAATGGCTAAACCAGTGTCATTCTTTACATAAACTGAATACTTAACAGAAGTGTTAGCTGTGCCAGAAGTAAAGGTCCCCCCAGCGGTTATCTTGACACGCACATCATCATAATCTACAGATGGAAGGGATGTAATTTTAGTATCGAGTATTCCACCAGTGGTAGATCCACCAACACTCACTGGTCTAACTCTACCTTCATTTTTCTCGTAGGTGGATTCGTGCCAAAGCGCATACTCGCCTTTTTTAAGCAAGTCTAACATACCATCGCCATCAGGCGAGATATAGCGCTCTTCGATGTCCTGCGCCCTCTCTGGGTCTACAGATCGCATTAAATCTGCACAGGCAAGCCCTGCATTACTGTTAATTAAGACAAAATCATATTCACGGCTGGATGCACCTTGATCTTCTGCTTTACTGCGTTTAAATATTGGTCGATTGATATAAGAGCGAATACGATCCGCTTGTTCATTCACGACTCTTTGTTTTACTGTAGCCCAATCCTCTGCTGCTTCATAGACCAGATTATCAGGATCTACTGAACTATAGACATATAAAGCATCTGCTGCTGAATCATAATAAGCATCATCGGCACTATCCACAGCACCTACTGATGACTGCATATTCATCTCTTTACCATCTACATAACTCTGGGATACATAGCCACTGTTATAAGCAGCCCATGTGTTGGTTCCGTAAGAAGCAAAGTTCTGAACTAATTTCTTACGATCATAGTTGTCTATATTTGGTTCTACCCCCATCAGGTCGGTAGTTGTATTACAAAACGATTCTAAATATGTTGCCATTATGCTTGTCCACTTTGGGTGTCACTAAGATATTCCATCATACCCACCTCTTCAAATTGGCAGACTATATCAGGAATCCGCAGTCCTTCTATCATTGTCATTAGATTGGCTATCTTCTTTACGCCATTGACCGACATATCATTTTCCATATCTTTAGAAATGCTTTTGGTCATCAGTTTAATCGCCCTCATCTCATCCATCATGGATTGCATCTGTTCAGATAGTGTCATCACTTACTCCCTTTTCGACTACTTAGCGTAACCATTTGGTCACTTGTTCAATAAATTCATCAGGATTGCCTTTACCGCCAGCATTATAATAGTCTTTCCAATAGTGAGCCATACCCTCTACGCTGCTTGGCATACGCTTTGGAACTCTCCAATACTTCAAGCGACAATGGACTATTCCTGATGCGATATTCTTTTCCAAGATATTAGCCCAGACCTTATCATCAAAATTTTGCCAATACTTTAAATCCACAACACTGGCTTCAGCGCACTTTTGCATTAATTCTGGCCTGTGCTTTAGGTAGTGCATACAATTGTCTACCGCTGTTTTTGATTCTACCTGAAAGAAAGACTTAGCGGGACCATCGTTCATTTGAGTGATATACTCGTAGCGAGATTCTATAACGCCTGTAGCAAGCACCATATCTACAGCGCTTTCAGAGGCAAACTTATCACCCATCACACCGCAAGTGCGTTCAATGAGTGATCGCATTTGCTTTATACTGACCATTTAGAAGTTATCTTCAATAAATGGTTTTACGACCATTTCCCAAGCCTCATCATCAGATTCTTTTTTGGATTGTTTTACAGCCCAGTCACCGATCATAATCAATAGACCCTTCATGCCGTGTTTCTTAACCAATCTTCCTACCATTCTTTTAAGCATATTATTTCCCTGCCAGTTTATAGATCGACTTTTTAATTGATGTCCACAATAAATCATCCCAGGTGGAAGGACTTAATGCAACAGCTTTATCTACAGCTAAGATTACGATAACTGCGTATTCCCAATTCTCTACTAAAAATTCCATATTAATTAGCTCCTTTAATCCATGCAATTAGACTACCAAATGCAAAAGTAACAGTAGCGAGAATACCAGCGAACCATTGCTGTCTATTCTCTAAAGAACGTACTCGACCATTTTGATATTTTATATCAACTCGGATCTCTTTTGTCACCTCGAAGTGGGCTTGATGCCTTTCTTCCAGGCGAGTCATGCGTTCTATCATTTCATCTCTGTAATGATCTACCGCTGCCTTATTCATTTAATTATTTCCCTTTATTCGTGAAACCGAACCCTTGATTTCGTTAATTATGTCTCCAAGATCGTTAAGTTCTTCGACAGTCTTTTCATAACGCCTATCCCTCACTTCATCACTGCGATTCCATCTGTTTATAAGAGCTATAACCTTATCATCAGTCTCTTGAAGTTTCTTCATTAGCGTTTTTTGGAGGAACATGATTTGACCAAAAAATAAGGCCAAGAGACAACCAACAATACCCCACTCTTGTATTAGTAGTTTTTCCATGTTCCCCCTAAAACGATTCTAAGCTTCGGCTTCTGGTTCTACTGGTTCTTCCAAGCTCACCTTTAGGCTATTCACAAACCCCTGCCGACCAATCTCCATCTGCTGAAGATTAAACCGGGCGCTATCCACCTTACGATTAAGGTCATTGATATGCGCCACCATTAGCTTTTGGTCGTCTCCCAGATCCTTGATGTTATATTCTTTATCATCAAGCAAGAGAGTTGGTTCGTTTTGTTTTTCTTTTTTTGACATTTGAACTCCTTGTTGTTTACGGTTGTTTAAAGCCCATGCGTATTATATTACTCATGTGCGTATTATACTACTCATCAATTTCTTTTAACTTTGTCGTTTACTCGTATCACATTAGTATGAGTCTCGCCCTGCTCTGTACTGCCAC